AGGCTGGTCACCGCTATGGTCTCAGGCGACTGTGAACTTCTTGACAGTGCTTTGCTTGGCATACTTCTGCCAGACTGTCGGGCGGTTCTCTTTCCACCATGTCAGCGATGGTGCGCCCATCCGGATGGTGACAGTCCAAGTCGCGTAACCCTGTGCGACCGCATCGATGCGCATCGCATCGCGCTCTTTGGTCAGGTCCTTGATCTGTGCGTCAAGCACTGCGATCTGTCCGAGGTGTGTGTTCTTGTCCATGGGGTCATTTCCTTAATTGAATGGTCGCTTGATTGCTTCCATGATTTATCATGGGCCCAGGTTTACCCAATGTCAACATGCAAAATGCAATCAATTGCAATCAATTGCAATTAATTCACGCCGATCAGCACCTTCCCCCCCACGTTTTTGGGGGTTACTGATCCGGACCAAATCCCCTCAAATCACGCTCATCGACCCCCTACCCCCCTCCCGCAACCCCCGTCCCGTGGCGGCGGGCCTTTAGTAGATGGTCCGATAAAATCATTCCGAGGTTTTTCCATTGCGGCTACAAGTAGAACCCAAGTCCAAGGATCGTGGACCGCGGCCCGAGGTTCTGGGTTTAATAGTCGCGTATTTATTTTCATTTGGGATTGTGGACCTCTGACCGAGGTTTAATCGCGTTGATCTGTGGTTAGTTCTTGCAGTGATTTGGTCTGTGCGTCTGTTGTGAAGTCGGTTGTCCTGAGTGACATGTGTTTGCAGTTTAGTCGGTCGTCGTCGCCGCGCATGAACACGACGAGTCCGAGCGGCATTGCGTAAAGGCCCCACCAGTCGGCTTTTGACGCGCCGACGTTAAACCGTACGCGTCCTGTTTCTATGATTGTGGCGCAGGTTTTGACTTCTACGCTGGCCATCGTGCCATCGGGCCTCACGGCGATCAGGTCGAACCGACCGTCTGATCTGGTGGCTTCGACCCCTGCGCGTTCTAGGAGGTGGCAGACGAAGTATTCGCCAGCGCGTCCAACGCTGATGGCGCGGCGATCACTCAATGGGTTTCGCTGTCATTGTACGAATCCGTTTCTCTCCGATATTTTTGTTTATCTTATCAGACGCGATGTGGTGGTCAACAAGCCTGACGGGGAAGTGCTGTTGGAAGTCCCTGGAATTTGTGCGCACTTTATTTTCATTTGGGTATCGGGTATGGTTTGTCAAAAGGACTGAGGACCGAGAACATGGAACGTACAAATACGAGTCGGGCGACTGCAGCTCCGAGAGATTATGCGGATTTGGGTACGCAGGACATAGCGCTGGATGTTTACGGCGCGTTCCGCGGATCGGGTTTTTCTGATGCGCAGTCGCAGGCGTTGACTGCGCAGATCAACCGCGAGAACAACTTCCAGCAGCGGTATTTGTTTGGATCTCATTCGGACCCGAAGAACAACGCTACGAATGTTGGCATGTTGAGTTGGCAGGGGGACCGTGCTCCTGCGGTGATGGAGTTTATGCGGGATCGCGGTGTTATTGGCGAGGACGGCGGTATTATTCCTGGTCGTGACGCGCTTCAGGCGCAGACGGATTTTATACGTCATGAGATGGAGACTAATCCTTCGTACGAGCGGACGCGTGATCGGTTTTTGGCTAATCCTGACGTTGAGCCGGGCGAGGCGGCGCGTGTTTTGGGGGATAATTACATTCGTTGGGCCCGCAGGGATCCTGAGTATGCGGCTTCTGGCAATCAGCGGATCAAGGATGGTTACGCTCTTTTGGGCGGCGAGGGTCTTGAGTCTCTGAACTTGGATCTTGTTCGCCCTAATTCTCGTCCGGACACGAATGGTGGTGTTGAGGCGTTGTTGCGGAAGTTACTTGAGGAGGACGGTGGTTCGGAGGGCAAGGACTATGACAAGACGATGTCTGGTTTGATGCAGTTGGAGAAGGCGTTTAGTGCGCCTGAGACCAGCCTCCGTCCGGTGGCTCGTCCTGCTTCTGTTCAGCGTGGCAGCGGCGGTGATCCGTTGTCTCGGTTTGAGGGTTTGGCGAGTTTGGCTGGTCAGTAGTGGGTGTGGGTGAAATACACTTGGCGGACCGTTGGTTTTTTGTGTATAAAGAGCACAGAAAATCCAGAACGGCATTGCGTCTGGTGAAAAGTTTTTACGAGCGCCTTGGTTTGTCTAGGGTTGGCTCGCTTTATATGGAGGTTTAAATGCGCGCAAACAACCTTATTTTGAACGGGATCAGTGAACATGGCACGTAATTTTGACGCGGATATGGGCACTGGTGGTTCGACTAACTACAGCAGCGCTCCGACTAGTAGCCCCCGCCCTCCAACCCGCCCTACGACTACTAGCAGTAACACCGGACCTCCAAGTACTAGCAGCTCCAGCAGCTCTAGCAGCTCTAGCAGCAGCGGCACCAGGGCTGCTGCTGAAGCCGCGGGAAGAGCTGCCGCTCGCAGAAGAAGGGAACGCGCGAGGGCTGCGGCTGCTGCTAAGGCTCGAGAAGAGGCGACTGCCAGGGCTTCTGCTGCTTCTGCCGCGGCTGCTCGTGAGAGGGCTGACAAGGCTCGACGGGACAAGGCTGCTGCTAAGGCTCGAGAAGAGGCGACTGCTAGGGCTTCTGCCGCCGCTGCCCGCGAGAGGGCTGACAAGGCTCGCCGTGATGCCGCTGCTGCCAGTGCCCGAGAAGCGGCGACTGCTAGGGCTGCCGCTGCTGCGGCTCGTGAGAGGGCTGACAAGGCTCGCCGTGAAAAGGCTGCTCGTGACGCCGCTGCTGCTAAGGCTCGAGAAGAGGCGACTGCTAGGGCGACTGCCGCTGCGGCTCGTGAGAGGGCTGCTCGTGAAAAGGCTGCTCGTGACGCCGCTGCTGCTAAGGCTCGAGAAGAGGCGACTGCCAGGGCTTCTGCTGCTGCGGCTCGTGAGAGGGCTGCTCGTGAAAAGGCTGCTCGTGATGCCGCTGCTGCTAAGGCTCGAGAAGAGGCGACTGCTAGGGCGACTGCGGCTGCCGCTGCCGAGAGGGCGGCTCGTGAGAGGGCTGCTCGTGAAACCCGCATCAGAGAAATTGCGACCACCGCGAACGCTGCGACCACCGCGAACGATGTAAACAATTTATACGAGAACACTGCGAACAGATTTACGCCCAATGACGGCAAGGAGTATGTTGACGGTGTGTTGGTTGATATCGACGGGAACCCTGTAAACAATTTTTACGAGGAAACTGCGAACAGGTTTACGCCCAATGACGACAAAGAGTATGTTGGCGGGGCGTTGGTTGATAGCGACGGGAATGCTGCGAACAATTTCTACGAGGACACTGCGAACAGATTTACGCCGGAGGACGGCAAAGAGTATGTTGGCGGTGTATTGGTCGATAGCGACGGAAACGAAGTAAACAGTTTCTACGAAGATCTGTTGAACAGGCTCACGCCTAATGACGGCAAGGAGTATGTTGACGGTGTGTTGGTCGATAGCGCTCCCTCCGGCGGTGGCGCGGACGGCGATGCGGATTACACGAATGCTCCTCCACCATCCGGTGGCGGTGGGTCATCGGCCCCTGTCGAGGAAGTTATTGCTGTCGAAGAGGAAGTCGATCCGTGTCCCGAGGGCTACATGATGGATCCAGAAACCAAAACTTGCGTGATTGACCCGTTCCAGACGCCGTTTGCAGAGGCTCCTGTTGTGCAGCCGTCGCTGCCAGCGCCGACAGGCGCGGCGTACACAGGGGTTAACCCACTGATGGGCCTGCCGACATTGGCCCCTGGACCGCAGTCTGGGTTTGCTGTACCAACACCCACAATACAACCAATTACAGTTGGTCAACAAGGGCTCGCGTCTTTACCAGTTAGAAACGGCTAATGAACCTACAGGCTTTACCCGAGGAAGCATTAAAAGAGATCTTGGCCTTAACCGAGGCCAAGAAACGTCTTGAGCTACGTGAACTTGCGTCTGAAAAGTTTATGCCGTTTGCTCACCACGTCTATGAAAACTTCATCGAGGGTCAGCACCACCGCGTTATTGCTGAAAAACTTGAGCAGGTTGCACAAGGTAAGATCAAGCGCTTGATTATTAACATGCCTCCTCGGCACTCGAAGTCAGAGTTTGCATCCTACTTGATGCCTGCTTGGTTTCTAGGTAGAAACCCTAAGTTGAAAATCATTCAGGCCACGCACAACACTGAGTTGGCGGTACGATTTGGCCGTAAGGTGCGGGACTTGATTGATGACCCCGCCTACAAAGAGATATTTCCTGAGACGAACCTCAAGGAAGACAACAAAGGCGCGGGCAAGTGGAGCACCACAGCGGGTGCGGAGTACTTTGCGGCGGGTGTTGGCGCGGCTATCACGGGCCGTGGCGCGGATTTGCTGATTATTGACGATCCGCACTCGGAGCAAGATGCGTTAAGCGAGACTGCATTTGATAACGCCTATGAGTGGTACACTTCTGGCCCTCGTCAGCGTCTTCAGCCGGGCGGATCCATCATTTTGGTCATGACTCGCTGGGGTAAAAAGGACTTGACAGGTCGTTTACTTGCTGCGCAGGGCCAAGATGTAATGTCGGATCAGTGGGAAGTTGTGGAATTTCCTGCTATTTTGCCATCAGACAACCCGTTATGGCCTGAGTTCTGGGACAAAGACGCTCTGCTCTCGATCAAGGCGTCCTTGCCTGTTGGTAAGTGGAACGCGCAGTGGCAGCAGACGCCTACTTCTTCTGAGGCCGCGATCATCAAACGGGAGTGGTGGCTTGACTGGGACAGGGAGAAGATTCCTCCGTTGAGCTACATCATCCAGTCATATGACACTGCGTTTTCTAAGAAACAGACTGCCGACTATTCTGCGATCACGACTTGGGGGGTCTTTAAGCCCGAGGAGGGTGGACCGGACCACGTTATTTTGCTGGACGCGAGGCGTGGTCGGTGGAATTTCCCTGAACTCAAAGAGATTGCTTACGAGGAGCACGAGTACTGGGAGCCGGATATGGTTCTGGTGGAGGCGAAAGCGACAGGTACGCCGCTCATCGACGAGCTACGACTTCGGGGCATTCCTGCGCTGGGCTTTTCTCCGGGCAAAGGAACGGATAAGGTGAGTCGTATGCACATGGTTGCTCCGTTGTTCGAAGCTGGTATGGTGTGGGCACCGATGCACGAGAAGTTTGCGGATGAGGTCATCGAGGAAGTAGTTTCATTTCCTCATGGAGAAAACGACGACTTCTGTGATAGTATGACTTTAGCACTCATGCGCGTTAGGCAGGGAGGTTTTATCTCTCTGAAGGGCGAAGAGGAAGACGAACTTGAATGGAGGCCCCGTAAACGGGAGTATTACTGATGGCATTACCACCAAATATGGTCGTACCGGGGCTAGACCTCGACGACACACAGGGCCTTCCGGATCTAGAGATCGACGTATCTTCACCTGAGATGTTCGAGGGCGGCGCAGAAGTTATTGACGACGGTCAAGGCGGAGCGATTGTCCAAGCTATGAGCATGGCAGATGAGATGGATCAGGGGGAACTTATTCCGTTTGAGTCCAACTTGGCGGAGTTCTTGGACGATTCTACCTTGGGAGAGCTTTCCTCTGAACTTCGAGGCATGTACGAAGATGACCTTGAGTCTCGCTCCGAGTGGGAGACGGCGTACGTCAACGGGCTTGACCTGTTGGGCCTCAAGACTGAGGAACGCTCCACCCCGTTTGAGGGCGCTTCTGGCATTACGCACCCGCTTGTTGCGGAGAGTGTAACCCAGTTCCAAGCACAGGCGTACAAAGAGCTACTCCCAGCGGGTGGCCCAGTTCGCACCTCGGTCCTTGGTTTAAAGACCAAGGAGAAAGACGCGCAGGCTACGCGCGTAAAAGACTTTATGAACTACCAGCTCACGGAAGTGATGGAAGAATACGATCCGGATATGGATCAGATGTTGTTCTATTTGCCGTTGTCTGGTTCGACGTTCAAAAAAGTATACTTTGACCAAACGAAACAGCGTGCGGTATCTAAGTTTATTCCTGCGCAGGACTTGGTTGTTCCTTACTCTGCCAGTGATTTGCAGACGGCAAGCCGTGTTACGCATGTTCTCCGCATGGAGATGAACGACGTTGCTAAGATGCAGTATGCGGGTATTTACCGCGACGTAGACTTGAGCGCGTCAGATGACAGCGGACAGGATCCGGTTCGCCAGAAGGTTAACGAGCTAGAGGGCTTGTCCAAGAACTACAGCGACGACGTTCTGACTGTCTTGGAGTTCCACGCTTCGTTGGACATTGAAGGTTTTGAGGACCTAGATCCGCAAACGGGTGAGCCGACAGGTATTAACCTGCCGTACATTGTCACCTTGGACAACTCGTCCGGCGAGGTTTTGGCTATACGTCGCAACTACGACGAGATGGACGTTCTGAAGCGCAAGCGGCAGTACTTCGTTCACTACAAATTCATGCCTGGTTTAGGGTTCTATGGCTTTGGTTTGATCCACATGATCGGTGGCCTTGGTCGCGCGGCTACGAGCCTCCTGCGCCAGTTGATCGACGCGGGTACTCTCGCTAACCTTCCTGCTGGTTTTAAGGCCCGTGGCGTACGTGTGCGCAACAATGATGAGCCGCTACAGCCTGGAGAGTGGCGTGACATCGACGCGCCCGGTGGAAGCATCCGAGACGCTATTGTACCCCTCCCGTATAAAGAGCCGTCAGCTGCCCTTGCATCAATGCTTGGTGGGTTGGTGAACGACGGACGTAGGTTCGTTGCTTTAGCTGACCAACAGACGTCTGACATGGGCAAAGACGCTCCTGTGGGCACGACTGTTGCGTTGTTGGAGCGTGGCATGAAGGTCATGTCTGCGATCCACAAAAGAATGCACTACGCGCAGAAGACGGAGTTTCGTTTACTCGCGCGTATCTTCGCTGAAAACTTGCCACCTATGTATCCATACGAGGTGGCTGGTGCTCCGGTACAGGTTAAAGGTGAAGACTTTGATGATCGGGTGGATGTCCTCCCTGTCTCGGACCCGAACATCTTTTCGATGTCGCAGCGCGTTACACTGGCACAGACCCAGCTCCAACTGGCTCAGTCTAACCCGCAGATGCACAATCTGCACGCAGCATATCGTCGGATGTATCAAGCATTAGAGGTGCAGAACATTGACGAAATCTTGCCGCCAGAGCCGCAACCAGAGCCGCAGGACCCTGCAACAGAGAACGCAACGATAATTGGCGGTCAGCCTCCAAAGGCATTCCCACAGCAGGACCACGACGCTCACATCAAAGCGCACGTTTCATTGCTTGAGTTGAGCGTTCTGCAGCAGACACCGCCCGTTCTAGCGGCGTTGTTTAGCCACGTTCTGGAGCACGTTCACATGAAGGCTCGGACCATGGTTCAGCAAGAGGTTGAGCAGATGCAGGCACAGCAGATGCAGCAGATGCAACAAGGCATGGCTCAGATGCAGGTCTTGGCTCAGTCAGGAGCTATCCGCCCAGAGGTTGCCCAGCAGCAGATGCAGCAGATGCAGATGCAAGGCCAACAGCAGGCACAGATTCCGCCTGATCAGATCGAGGCCCGTGTTGCGCAGATTGAGAATGAGTTGCTTACCGAAGTGATGCCGATGCTGACCTATAAAGGTGTAGGCGGGGAAGAGCAGGATCCGTTGGTTACGATCCGCATGCAGGAACTGTCGATCAAGCAGATGGAAGCGGAGCAGAAATCTCAGTTGGACAAAGCTAAGTTACAGCTTGACGCAATGAAGATGCAGCAGCAAGCCGCCTCTGATTCATCCCGACTGGAGTTGCAGGAGCAGATTGCCGATGAGCGCAGTGATGTGAACAGAGAGCGGATTGACATGCAGCGCCAAGCGATGGAGCAACGAAACGCTGCTCGAAACAGGTAGTATTAACGGTGTAGTTGCCCTGAAGGGTGAATGATTGTAATATGCCTCAACCACGAGAACCTTCCGTTTATCGACGGCCCACACTTTGAACTTCCGGTCTAGGAGAGATACGATGCCCGCACCAAGAAAATCATTGCGCCCTAAGAAGCGGCCTAAGTGGATGGACGAAAAAGATATGCTCGACAACGAGGGCAGCACTCGGGGCTACGAGGAAGATCGCCAACGTATGCGTCCTGATGACGAGGGCAGCACTCGCCACCCCAGCGGTAAGAACATTGATACGCAGGACACCCAGAGGTTTATGGGCGGCGGCAGCGTCAAGCAGGGCTACATGGACGGTGGCGAAGTTCGCCGCGGTGATGTCCGTGACAACTCAAAGCGCGGAAAGTGTTACTAATGCCTACGATTATGATCAGCATTATGCCGGATGGAATCCCTGTCGATAAGATGGACGAGGATGACAACGGCTCTAGTTGCCCGATAGCCACGCGAGACGAAGAAGTTAACGACGTTAATAAAATGTACGCGCAGGACAAAGCGAACTACCACGACGCCACAGAAGACGGCGGGTTCAAGCTCTCCGAATGTTGCGGCAACTGCTCTGCGTACAACCAGACAGAAGATATGATGGACTGCATCGGTGATGAGTCTGGTGATAGTGGCTACTGTCAGATCTACAAATTCGTGTGTTCTTCGGACTACGTCTGCAACGAGTGGGTCAAGGGCGGACCGATCACGGGTGACGCTGAAGGCTCAGAGAGAGACATTCTTTAATGGAGGGTGTTGATCTTGCGCGATACATGTATAAGCTACTACGAGAGCGCGAACAAGAAATTGCAAGTGCTCTGGGAATGGATGCTGCCAAAGACTGGGAGCACTACAAACTCATGGTAGGCGAGATACGGGGACTTGCCTACGCCCGTGAGGAACTAAAATCCCTGCTGGAGAACCACGCTGATGACGTCGAAGACCTTATTTCTTCCTGATCATGTAGCGCAGAAAATTAACAAGGACCGAAACGCTGACAAACCAGCGGAATCGTCGCCTATTGATAGCGCATATGTCAACGCCGCGGATCGAGTTTTAGATCCCGCACTTTTAGATAAATCCCTGATGGACCGACTGCCTCAACCGACTGGTTGGCGACTGTTGGTTATGCCGTACCAAGGTGCGAGCAAAACGCAGGGAGGTATCCTCATCCCTGACGAAGTTCGATCACGAGAAGCCGTCGCCACTGTTGTGGCTTACGTCTTACGCGTGGGGCCAATGGCCTACAAAGACCCCGGCAAGTTCGGCTCAGACGCAGAGCCTTGGTGCGCACAGGGTCAATGGGTTTGTATCGGTAAATATTCAGGTTCTCGTTTTAAGATCGATGGTGGAGAGGTTCGCATTATTAATGATGACGAAGTTATCGCTACGATTCTAGAGCCAGATGACATCAAAAACGTCTAGGGGAAAATTATGCCACAAGTAACAGAAAACACCCTCGAGGACGAAGTCGAGGACACAGGTGTAGAAGTTGAAATCGACGCTCCAGAAGATCAGGAGTCCACTAAGCCTGAAAAGGTTGAGGTGGAGTCTGCGTCTGGAGAAGATGAGCTCGAGAGCTATAGCCAAAAAGTTCAGGGCCGCATTAAGAAGCTGACGGAGAAGTACCGCAAGGAAGAGCGTGACCGTGAAGAAGCGGTCAGTATGTCTCAGAAACTTCTGGAGGAGAACAACAAGCTCAAGAACCAAGTTAAAAACTTGGACAAAGGCTACGTTAGTTCCGAAGAGTCGCGCCTTAAAAGTGAGGTGGCCTCGGTCAAGCAGCAATATCGTGAGGCCTACGAATCTGGGGACAGCGATGCAATGTTCTCCGCACAAGAGCAGCTGTCGCAGATGGCTCTTATGCAAGAGCGTGTTCGTGCTGCTCGGCAGCGGTTGACTGTTCAGGAGCGAGAACCTGCTCCGCAGGCACAGCAAGCGCCACAGGCACAGCAAGCTCCACAGGCACCGCAGAAACAGGCCGCGCCAGACCCTCGTGCCCAGCAATGGGCTGACAAGAATGAGTGGTTTGGTTCAGACGAAGTTATGACCTATGCTTCGTTCGGCATTCACCGAAAACTTGTCGAAGAAGAAGGATTTGACCCTTCGAGTGATGAGTACTATAGTGAAGTTGACAAACGTATGCGATCTGAATTTCCTCAGAAGTTCTCGGGTACGAAAAAATCGAGTGGAGCACAGGTCGCCTCGGCTGGCGCTTCAGCATCTCGCAGCACTACCAAATCGGGGCGCAGGTCGGTGAAGTTATCACCTTCACAAATTGCGATGGCAAAACGTCTAAACGTCCCGCTTGAAGAATATGCAAAGTATGTGAAGGATTGAGAACATGACTGATAGAAAACCTCGCGCAAGCGAAACACGCGAAGATGAAACGCGCCGTAAACCATGGGCACCGCCCAGTCACCTAGCTGCACCAAATGCCCCAGATGGCTTTGTGCATCGCTGGATACGAATCGCAATGCGTGGCGAAGAAGACAAAATGAATGTCAACTCTAAGCTGCGCGAAGGATGGGAACCTGTCCGGAAAGATGAATATCCTAACTATGAGGCTCCAACTATCGACGATGGTCGTTACGAGGGAATCATTGGCCAAGGAGGACTGATGCTTTGTCGAATCCCGCTCGAGACAGTTGCAGAACGAACTGAATACTACGGGGGCAGAACCCGCGAACAGATGACTGCTGTTGATCAGGACCTTATGAAGGAACAACATCCTTCCATGCCGATTAGTAATAGTCGGCAAAGTCGCGTATCGTTTGGAGGCTCACGCCGAGACTCCGATTAATCATATGAGGTGCTATTATGGCAAATTCTAACGGATCCTTTGGGCTACGGCCCATCGGTATTGTTGGGCAAGGTGCGAATACTACGGGTGCTTCCGAGTATCGTATTGCGTCAGGCAACAATACAAAAATGTTTCAGGGCTCCCCTGTAATTCCAACCGCGGGCGGAACTATCTCTGTGGCGCAAGCTGCTGCTGGTGGTAACGTAGCGTTCTTGGGTGTGTTTTGGGGCGTTGAATACGTTCGCGCATCTGACGGTAAGACAATCTGGGCTCCATCTTGGCAGGGTACTGCTGCGGGTGCAGATTCGAACTTCCCGATCAAAGCCTTTGTTTACGACAACCCAATGCAGACGTTTACTATTGCGACATCTAATGTTGTTTCAGCAGCGAACACTGAAGCGGAAGTTCGTGCAATGGTCTTTAAGAACATTGCAATGGCAACTGCCACTGCAGGCAATGACACCACTGGTATTTCTTCTGCATCCGCAGACTTGAATACTGCTGCTGCCACTGCTGGTCTTCAGCTGCGTGTTATCGGCGTCCAAGACGACCCTGATAATTCCGACTTCACCGCCGCTGGTATCCCACTCATCGTACGTCTCAATACATCGTTCAACTCTGCCAACGGCGGAATTGCAGCGGGTACTGTTTCGTCCACTGGCGTTTAAGGAGGTCTAACACATGGCTATTTCACGCGCACAACTAGCTAAAGAGCTAGAACCAGGCCTCAACGCGCTATTTGGTATGGAGTACAATAAGTACGAAAACCAGCACGCTGAGATCTTCACCACTGAATCTTCGGACCGCGCGTTCGAGGAAGAAGTTATGTTGTCCGGGTTTGGCGCAGCACCTACAAAATCTGAAGGTTCTGCAATCAACTTCGACGACGCTAACGAAGCATACACAGCTCGTTACAACCACGAAACCGTTGCGCTTGCGTTCTCAATTACTGAGGAAGCAATCGAGGACAACTTGTATGACCGCCTTGGCAGTCGTTACACACGCGCCCTCGCACGCTCAATGGCCCACTCTAAGCAGGTTAAAGCTGCGTCTGTACTGAACAATGCGTTCGCAGGCGGTGCAACTGCTGGCGGTGACGGTGTTGCACTCTGTGCCACTAACCACCCGCTTACAAACGGTGGTGCTTTTGCCAACACTCCAGCAGTAGCTGCTGATTTGAACGAAACTTCTTTGGAAGACGCTCTGATCAACATCGCTGGTTTCGTTGACGAACGTGGTCTCAAAGTCGCATTGCGCGGCATGAAGCTGGTCATCCCACGTCAACTGCAATTCATTGCAGAGCGTTTGATGGTTTCCAACTTGCGTGTTGGCA